TATCCCCTGCCTTAGTCGCAGTCATTCCTGAGGCTCTATAAGCGTTCATTGCAAATACGAGCACCTTTGTATTATCAGCGGCCGTACCCATTCCTGCAGAAGCCATCTTAGCCCCTGTCTCAATTATCGAAAGAGCATCACCAACATCTTTGAATCCAGCAGAAGTGGCAAAGTATGCTGCCTCCGCCAAAGCCTGTGGTGTTTGACCAATGATAGGTGCCATCTTTAATAATTCTTTTCTAAGACCTTCAACGGCTCCCTTAGATAATCCTACCAATCCTACCATTTTATTCATAGCAAAATCAAATTCACCTGCAGTATCTAATGCTGCCTTCCCTGCCAAAACCATAGGAGCCGTCATTGTCAGTGTGGCTAAGTATCCAAAAGTCCTCCACCTTTGAGCCGATCGAAAGATAGAGGCTGTCATTTTGTCAATAGCCGTCGTTGCCGCCTCAGCCCCAACTGGTATCTGCTGAAACGACTTGCCTACGCCAGAGGCAGTTGCCTTTGCTTGCTTCTCAAGAACCGCTAAACGGGCATTCGTTAACTCAGCCTGCTTTTCGATGCGTTTTAATGCATCTAACATAGTACGTTGAGCATTAGCAATGCCTGTCATGCGCATCCCTAAGGTAACATATATTGAACCCATGTCAGCCATATCTATTCAATTTTTTGGTTTTCTCTTGGGTTGATTACCAACTTTTTTATTCTGTGTATTAACCAATGATAAAATAACACTTTTCATTTCTTCAACACTTTGAACCTTCTCAGGTTTTTCTTCTCCCAACCAATTAGGCATAAAATCAGATATGGTTACAAGTTTTGGATTTTCACCTTTCTTTGCTCCCCATCTTATGGCTATATTAGTTATCAATGTTGATAAACTTGCAAAATTTAAATCATCCCTCCACTTACCTATAGGATCCATCTTGTCCATTGCTTCCCATTCTTGCAACTGCCTTATTGTTAATCCCTTCTTGTGTTTACTCATAAAGGGAATACCAAAAATCTTATAAACATCAACAGTCCCATCTAGCAAGTGGTCTGGATGAAGTACACCTAACTCTCTACAAATTCTAAATTGGAGTTGCCGTCTTGGACGGCTTTTGAGTTTTTTATTAAATTCTCCTTGTCCTCCTCTGAAATCCCGTTAAGTTTGTTTGACACATTAATTATTTTCTCAAGCGTTCTTGAACTGATACTTCTGCTGAAAACGCCATAGTCAGTGGGTTTAAGTATTAATTCCCCATTCTCATCACAGACAGTATGAACAGCCAACTTAGCACGAAAGTCTTCAGTGACTGTTTCATAACTAATAACCGTTCCCTTGCCATCCCTGTTTTTCTTTAACATGGATTGTTCAAATAAATCACGTTCATGTCCTGTCATTTGACGTACATAAACAAAGTTGTCGTTTTCCAGATCAACTTTTTCTACTTCTAATTTCTCTTTCGTTAAAAGATCTTCTCTGCTTAATAAGCCCATTTGATTAACCTCCAATTATAATTTTAAATAAAAAAATAAATCCTTGATTAGGATCACCAATAAATTACGCTCAAGTCGAGCCAGTTCCAGAATTCATAGTAACCTGACCACTAACCTTGATTGTTACATCAGCGGTGACTTTATCGTCTGTTGGAATAGTGAGCGGTAACTCTGTTACGAGTCCCAAAAATTCCACTGACGTTACGTCTGGGTCGGGTAGAACTATCTCATAGAGCTTTTCTACATCATCCTCGAAGTCTTCCTTCATCATCTCGTATGTGGCACGAGTGAAGTTCATTGCGAGGACAACAGTTCCACCATCACGGAACCCGGCAATGAATTCCCGGTATCCCCCGACCGAGTCTAACGACGTGACATCAATAAAGTCACGTGTCATACCAGGTCCGGTAATTGAGTTCACTTCGGCGATTGTGGACCAGCCTCCCCCAGAATATCTGCGGAATACTGTTCCCACGCCAGCAATAGCATTGCTCATGATTTACCTCCTTTGCAAATTTAAATTAATAATAAAACGTGCTCTCTTGCTATCATCCCAATCATAGTGTGTTGGACTAGAACAGGTGATAACCTCATACATCGTACCATTCCATGTCTCATGTGCCCGGCCATGCAATAGCAGATATATATCGTTAATAAGTTGCCAACCTACATTGTAATCTTCACTTCTTACTCTTATAAACACACCTGGCTTTTCATACAAAGCGTTATCCATCGTAAGTTGTGGAGGATATCCGTAAGTATCAAATATGGTAACTACGGTATCAGGGTTTGCAGGTTCGTTAGCAATAAACAAGTTAGTAGTAAAGGCCAGATTTAAACCTACCTCTGCTAATAACATATCTCTAATATCAATACTTGGTGCATTCATTTTATTATGTCTTAGCGTTTGCAATAACAATTCTTTTTATATTACCCGCCTGCAAATGTTTCCTAATGGCATATTCAAACCATTTTGGACCTGACCCAGGTCTGTTCCAATGTATATCCTTTCCTGAAACTGTACCTACCATCTCATGCACATACATAGCATAATTTGCACTATATCCCATGATTAAGAAAGGACCTTTATACCTAGCAGATAAATACCAACATTTCATACGTGCTTCCGCAACCATATAAGAATGTCGTGCGGCGTGTTCACTTGCTTTAGGTCCAGTAAATTTACCTCCACCTCCTATTGCTGTACGTTTCTTACCTCCACCACTTATAATTGAACCCGACGATGCAGTAACAAACCAACTATGCCTCAAGTTTCCCCATTTAACTGGAACCCTGACAGAACCCTGTTCTGTCTCGTTATGAACCAAGGCGGCTACTTTAATCAGTCCAGCTAAGGTCTTACCAGGTATTTCTTCAAGTTCCCGGTTCACCCTTGCCATGACTGCCCCAACCCCTTTCATAGTGGTACCCCAATTATAATATGCCCACGCCTCTTGTTTCATCTGTACTGCCACAATGTTAAATAAGCACACCTGACAAATTCCGTTGTCGAGCGTAACCTTGGAACTTTCTCAAACTGTTTAATCAAATAAGCCCTATCCATTAATGTTGGCTTAGCACTGGCACCTGGTAGAAGATCCGTAAGTCTACCTAAGAATAAATAGCCATCCTCATCTAAATCCTGCAGGACATATACCACACCAATATATTCAATTTGGTTACCCTTAGCATCAAACCCTTTCATCATTTGTTCTTTACCCTCCCAACGGCAAGGTAATTCAACAGGAGGGTCAAACGTATTAATACCAAACCCATCGGGTTTAGGATTTCCCCAATACACAGCCGTCTGATTACAGACACCAACTACTAAATCAATTATACTACTCATCTTCGTCAAAACTTTCAATTGCATAAAGACTTGCTTCTCTCTTACCAGTCTTTGCCAAAAGACCTGTCGTATCCAGATGCAACGCCCACTGCCCATATGGAGTTGCCAAGAGACCTGTACCAGCCTTACCGACTGCATATTCGATCTCTGCGTTGCCCACCTTTTCCCTTTTTATATTAGTATTAGGCTGGGCACCTGTCAAGGCAAGCACATGGGCTGTCAGCCAACGTTCTAACTCCCTTAGTATAGTTACTCCTAAGGTTGTGTTCGAGGCAAATACCGCGTTTAAATAGAGGTGAGTGCCGAGTATAAAAGGATCGATCTGTTCGTCCGTTAAAGTACACCCTGACATTATTTCTCTGACTTCTTCTCCTGTTGTTCTTGCCATTTTATTTTCCTCCTACTTTTGTTTAATAAAGGATCTATTGTTTCAACTATTTTACTATCCCATTGTAAACCTAACCAATCTAAGATTTCATAGATTTGCTGATAATCCCCAGTCACCATTCTTTCTGGCCAAACTATCTTACAGTTAACTCCTGCCTCTATCATAGTGACAAACCTCTTTTCGTATTGGTGTACCCACCATCTCCAACCTTGTGCTTCACTTGTAACATTAATTAACCTCTGATTCTCAGGGTCTTTGAATGTTTTCATAAACCCTGTCTTTACACATGAGTCAACTATATCACCTGTCCTGCGACGTACTATAATCCAACGTGCATTGGGATAAGCGTAATTCCACACAGGCCAAATTTGACTCATCTTGTAATTTTTACATAACCAGGGACCATCTCTATACCCTTCTGTTTTAAGTAACTTTTGAACTCTTTCATGCCAATCAACAGGTATTTGTAAGTTTTTAATATCAGGGAATAAATTATTCTTACGAGTACTTAAGAACTGATCCATCATCAAGTTCATCCCATAATTCTCATACATAGTAGAAACAGTACCAGTGAACACCCCACAGATATCAAATATCTTTGCAATCAATGTACTACCTGATCTTTCTACTCCTGTTACAAATATCGGCTGGTTCATATATTAGCATAATAAAGATAATCATCACCAATCAATTCTTTAAGTCTCTCAAAGTATGGATCATATACCATTTTAAGTTCCATCCTATGTCCTATTCCAATACCATCTCTTCCTGGCAAACCTTTTATTCCTACTGACAGGGGTGTACCATTGAACAAGTTAATCTTCCTTCCCTTTACGGCTCTAAAGAAATTCATATCTATAAAGGTTCTCCTCAGTTTGCAAGAGTAAATAAAATCTTGGATTACATCAATAGAAAACCCACATTGAAATAAACTTGCATGTCTTATGTTATAATTCTGAAACCACCCACGATATACTACATTATAATAAACTGTATTGCATTCACCTACAACGTCATACCCTTCCAACTTCTTTACCATCTCGCTAAGATACCTGGGTGAGTAATAATCATCATCCTCAATCATAAACACTGATTGAATATTTCTAAATCCCTTTAATTCATCACAAGCAAGCAAAAGGTTATTGCATTGTGTATTAGCACCAAGTTTCCACTTCTTCTCAGGATACAGTTTTAAGATATGCCAATCTTCCCTAAAATCATCAGGAATACAATTAGAAGAAATAGGTAAGGCGTCATCAACAATGATCCAAAGTACTTCCCCATCATAGTCTTGATGCTTCATAAACTTTGAACACAGTTCAATCTGTTTCGGACGTGCTCCTGTCGGTGTAATTAAAGCAATCATATCATTTAATTTTCGTACCAGAGAAAATTCTTTACCCATTTATAAACTAACTGCATACCTTCCGATACCTCAACCTCAGACTTCCAACCAAGATTTTGCAATTTCTTAGTTGATAATCTTTTAATCATTGTTTTATTCATAGGAGGCTCAACTTCCTGTATGAGTAATTCCTCTGCTCCTGCGATCTTGCAAGCCTCTTTAGCCATCCATAACATTGACCTTTCATCATCATCCCTTCCAATATTAAAGGCTCCTGCTTGACCAGATTTTAATATCATCTCCCAGCCTCTTACTACATCACCTATCCAACACCATGACCTAACGGCTCCCTTATGAACAACAATTGGTTTCTTGTGATGGGCTTGCCATAACATATTATCCATTGCCCGACGCCCCTTTCCAGGAGGTGTCCCAGGTCCATATGGCATTGAAGGTCGTATAATTACAAGGCCATCAGGAGCATATTCATGAGCGGCATCCTCACTCCAGCGTTTACTTATGGCATAGATCCCTGTAGGCTTACCAATTAGTGGGGTATCCTCATCAAGAACTTTGTCCCCATGTTCCCCATACACCTCAGATGTAGATGTGTGCATTAAACGAACACCATGCTTAGCACAAGCCTTTGCCACACGCATAGTCATTATGGTATTTGCATTAATAGAATTAACGCAATCCCTTTCATTAAAGTAAATCCCTACCTGTGCTGCCAGGTGGATTAATGTCTCAGGTTTATATTTACTGACAAGGTACTCAGCCACTCCACTGTTTTGTAAGTCACCATCTACTAAATCTACGCCTACAACGTCATAGCCTTTTTCCATCAGATGCCCTGTCAGGTGCGTTCCAATAAACCCTTTTGCTCCTGTGATTAGAATTCTCATAAGTCATCGGTATAAATATGTGTCGCTTTAAATGTCATTTCATTCTTTAACTTGAAATACAACGTCTTATTTCTCTCATATAATTGTAAAGCATGCTCAGGTAATTCAAAGTCATAGTGCCATTGATGTACTACGAAAGGATATAATGGTATATATACCTGCAATTTTAATCTGCTCTTTACTCTGAATATTAAATTAGCATCACCCATTGCATAACCATTACTAAACCTCTCATCATAACCATTTAACAGTTTGATATTGTTTGGAGTAACAGCCACACAAAAATCATATGCGTTAGGTCTATACCTCGGGTGATTATACCAACCTAATTGACCACTTGCGTTTATCCTATGATCATTAGCACGTATCAATTCTTCTATGTTATGCTCTTTAAAAGTGTTTTCCTTATCCAAGCTAAAACAAGAATAAGCATAATAAAGGGAATCAGTAACCGTAGTTGCATAACTAATAACATCACCTACATGATAGTTCTCTGCATTCTGTATTATTAAAACGTCAGGGTTTAACTTCAAAGCCTGGGCTATTCCTATATTATAAGCAGGCTCAGGGTTTGTCCATTTCTTTTTCTCCTTTGTAATCTTGATAACAGAAACAGGGAATGGAAATTCCGAAAGGTGAATTCCCTTTTCTTTCTTACTGTCATCATCAACAACAATAACCTCAATATCCTTCTGATGTGAATTTTTAAAGGACTCTAAGGTCTTATTCAGTTGATAATTCCTTTCGTAATATGTCATCACTATAACCACTTTCATAGCCCAAACCTCCCTTTACCACTTGCACTTGAATTAGCCGTCTTATAATAATATTGTTCATCCTCAGATAACAGATTTATATCTGTATAATACCAAGGTATATGTTTTACCGTATAAGGTCTATTTGTTCTTATTGATTTACCAACAAGTGAATGCCCATAATCCTCTCTCCTGTAAAGGGCAAATGTCGTATCCACAGGAGCATCAAAATATAAGTTGTTCAATGGTTTCTGCCAATAGGATGGTTCAACACTATTGCGTATGAAATTACCCTCTTTAGTATCAGGTAAATCATTTATCTCAAGTGAGAAACCACATTTGCGAAAGTCCGGGTACTTCTTTAACCCATGCTTAAGTACATCCAAGAAATCATCTGGAACCCCTGACAAATCTAGATCAGGATCAGTGGCAATATAACTACCAGTGATTTTAAAAGTCTTTTTTAAATTAAGTGATGCAATAACCTTATGCCCTCTGTTTTCTTTTAACCTATACACGTCATAAGGACAATGATAATAATACTCTAACAACGGTGGGTAATCTGAATGGTTGTCAACAAAGACTGGATCAAGTCCATGTTTAGCACACCAGTCAGCCGTTGCGGCAGGTAGCAATAATCTGTTAAAATTAATAATCAAAGCTATCATATCCTAAAGAGTATAAGAACGTTATCAGGTTTATTTTCCTCACGCAAATCAAATATCTCAAAGCCATGACGTAGTTTTTCAAACGCTGGTCTTGCTACATCAAGATTTTGTATGTCCTCAATGAATAATAATCCACCTGGCTTCATCACCGTAAGCATCAGTTTTGTGAAAAGTATTTGATCATCAAGTACGTGTGATCCATCATCTATTGCAATATCTGGAATAAAGAATCTGAAATCAAGAGGAGTTAACCTTTGAACAGAACGCATTGACAAATGTACGTTATCCTTAGCTGGTATGAATTTAGTCACATAAGGACTACCATTCCTGTCTTTTGGATGTCTTACATCAATTGCCTTAATCTTTGCATTTGGAAAGTATCTTCTCCATAATTCACAACTACCACCATACCAATAACCAACTTCAAATATATTAACAAGATCCTCTCTAATCGGGGCAAAGAACATTTCATACACAGTAAGGTAGTCATGTTCAACTCCCTTATTAGTAAGAAACAAATCACCTTCCTTATTTAACTCCTTCAGTTTCATAACAGATCCTTTACATTACATTTAGGAAATACATCAATCACACTCTCAGGACTAGCATTTATTATTTCAATACCTCTTGCTTTAGCATCCTTTGCTATAACAGGAAACCCTAGAAGGTGTTTGGTAAAAGAGAAAGGGACAGGTGGTTGAAACCTACCTCTTTTCTTAGGAGGGGGAGGGGGCTGTTGCTCCTGACCATTTACTTTGTTTGGATCAGGGCTTATTCCTTTTGGATGTTTACCATCCCTTCTCAAATACTTAATCCACGAAATGTCCCGTACTCCTTCATACTGATTATGCCAGTGCCTTTCCCCACCAATATTTGTCATATCAAATCCCACTAAGATGATCCTCTTCGCTCCAGCATTTGCCGCCACACTTATGGCAGAACCCCCACTATTAGCATTCCAAGAAATACAATTTGGATCAGGGCTTATTCCTTTTGGATGTTTACCATCCCTTCTCAAATACTTAATCCACGAAATGTCCCGTACTCCGTCATGACAAGTTATTCTTATACCAGGCCATTTTGCTAAAATGTGCTTGTTACCTGTGTAAATACCAATATCCCCAAAGAACATCATGTCAATCCATTCCCCAATCATAAAAGCAACATTCACTGCTATGACATGCTTATTATGAATAGCTTCCATGTATGGAGAATAGGCGGATAAGGGTGCCTCCTTGTCCCTTACAGCTTTAACCACATCGTCTGGAATACCAAACTGTGTGGTTAAGGAGGCACCACCTCCAAGTATCCAAACTTCCCCACCATCCCAGATAGGAGGAACGCACCATCTCATGACATTAGCGATTTAAGATATTCTTCTGCCTTTTCCTGGGGGAGACCTTTCTCATTTATTTTCTTGCCACTCCCATCAAAGATATCAAACTTCTCAGAGTTACTGCGTTGTTTCATTGTAAAGTCCAACGGTACTCCAGGAATATCATCAGCCATTACCTTATCAGGTGTTGGCTCAAGCTTCTCTAATTTTGCAGGATCTACAGGGATAACCGTATCCCTGAACGCCCTTGATATCTCATGAGGAAAAGCCCAAAAGACATCTCCGGGCTTTATTATGCGATTAGGACGATGTAAAAATCCACGCCCTGTCTTCCTCCAAAGTATCATACCTGGCATTGGTGCTTGCTGTTCCATGACTTAGTCCTCCATACTTTTTATTAATTTCTCAGCGGCTTCCTTTTGCAAGGCCCTACCACCTACAATTTCACCGTCCGGACCGATGACGTGAAACCAACCACCCCCTCTGCTCTTCATAGTAAATTTGGATTTCTTCATCTTTTCAGCGGTGTCATCCAATGCTGGTTTTTTAGTACGAACAACCTTAGATTCTGCAACAGCCAAATCCTCGACGAGTTTAACGGTGTCTCGGAATGCCTTAGATATTTCATAATCGTGAGCGAGGAAAACCTCCCCAGGTCTAATGACCTTACCATTACCAAGGTAAAGGGTACCCCTTCCAGAGTTCCTCCACTTTGATTTTTCAGATAATTTTGTCCTTTCCATAATAATAAATTTTAAAGATAATGACTTGATTAGTCAATCTTGTAATTATGCAAGGTGTACTATACCACTGCGACCATCAACATCAGAACGGATCTGAGGAACCTGAATTATCATCACCTTGTAACGGGTAATGAATTTTCCTTCTGTCTGCCATTCGATGTTAGTAAGACCCATACCGTTCACAAGACGGACGACATCACGTGTCATCTGAACGAACAGTATATTATCTGCGGCAAGAGTATCAATAACCTTGAGACCTTTGATTCCCGATATTGCCATTATCCTTTGACGAATAGTGGTATTCGGTGCGGTATCAGGAGTACCCCCTACATAGTCCTCATCAAGGACAGTCTCATAATTAGTCGGAATGTAGATCTGCCATGGACCATAGTGCCTGTCATTGATTGAAGCCTGCTTCATTTTGATCACATCATCAACAATCTGTTTTCCAGTTTTTGCCGAATCATCCCATGCAAGGGTCAGTGTTACCTGATTCCTGTCAGGATGGTTAACATAACTCCAGATCGTATTTAAACTCCTGGAGTCTTTCTCACCCCAAGAATACGTGTGATTAGTGAATAACATTGATTCAAGTTTCTCTCTGACAGTTCTTGCTGCCCTTTCAGCCAGCGTTGTGTCCAGCGGGTTACCCATATTCCTACTCGTTTCCAGTTCCCTCAAGTTGATCTCATAATCAACATGAATAATGGGAATTGGTAAGTAGTTGTGTGAATAATCCGGTCTGTTGTTCTGAGTACGGCTCACTGCGTCCATATTCATTTCAGCAGTCAGAGAACTTGTAACGTCGTGCCATTCCAGTACAGTTGTACCCATGGCGTTTCCGAGGTTGTAGACAAGCCCAGCTGATGTGAGATCGTCAATACCTCCAAGTCGCAATTCCTGTACACCCATAACGACATCATCCAATGTTTTCCACTCATCCCTGCGGAGAGTAGCATTGGTATTGAGTGCCGGTATGGCGACATAGTTAGCAGGGTCATCTACTGCACCACCCTTGTGAACGGTGAAGTATGGTTTATTGTCAGACCCTATCCAGGGACGCATAAGGTTAGGATTAATCCTACCCTTTGACTGCATATACGCAGCCAGATCACCGATGATCCTTCCATCTGCTCCCACTAAATCAATATTCGCATTAAAGTTTGGCATTGTTTTATCCTCCTTTTTTTAGTTATACAATTCTGATCTTAATGCGCCTTCTGTAGCCAAGCGGAGCGATAGAATCCTCAGTACCACTTGATCCCGAAAGATCAAGATGTTCAAGAGCAATACCAACAGGTGCTCCACTTGCATAAGTATGAAGGGCACCATCACCATTCGGTCCAAGAAAATCGCCTACTGCGACATGAATACCATCTTCTAAGATAGCATAGACCTCGTCCCCACGTCCAGGTATCCAACACTGAACAGGATCTCCAGCGGCAAACGGAGCGTCAATACTCTTTCCCTGGAGTGCATCTTCCAATGCAAACATCGGGATTAAGTTGGCGGGGTTGTCGTCGTTGTGTGCTGCGACTTCGCCATCGGCGTTGAGCAACAGCAACGTACCCGGATAGAAAGCATCGTGCGCCTTCAGTTCAAGGAACACGTCCGAGTAATTCTTCAGCTTAATTGTGTTAATATCCATTTGTGAATCCTCCTTCTTATTTTGTTACAAACTTGATATTAGGAGGCATTAACGGTGTCTCCTTGCTATCGTTAACATTGATCGACTGACCCCCCAAAAGTGAGTAATCAGTGACCACTTCCTTTTTAATGGAAGAGCGTATCCTTTTCAGATCCTCAAGATCCTTAGATTTTAAAAGTTCTTCTGTCCAAACATCTTTCGTGTTGGCAAGAATTCCTTTTACAACTGTTTCTCGTTGCTCTTTCAGTTGGGTTTTCCCAAACGCAAGAGCGGCTTTGTCATCATCGGTGAGAGCGTTCACTTGAACTTCTTTCTCAACGATCTTTTCCACCTCTTTCTCCACGATCTTTTCTACCTCATTTACAATCGGTGTCATTTTATCGAGTCGTGCTTCCTCGAGGCCTTCCAAAAATTCCCTGTCCTCCTCAGTCCATCTCTTTGACTCATGTGCTATGAGTGCATCGACTTTCTTTTTGATACAGGGTTTGCAATCGTTTGCCATTGTAACCTCCTTTTTATTAAAATTAAAAAACTGAATTTGAGGACAGTTATCACATTCTTGTCCTTCCGTATTAACTCTAATGCCACAACCATCGACCAACGAACAGGCACCAACACTGCCGGGCAGAAGTGCTAAATGATCTGGTCTATGGTTTCTTGCTATGGCGTCATAGTGTTCTCCTTTATAATCCCCAGGTTCTTGTTCTTCGTCATTAAAGATGCCAACACTGATTTCCAAGGGTTTTCCTTTTTCAATATGTTTTAATACCTCCAAAGATATCTTTCTTAACCTTTCCTCTTCTAACCATACCTGTGCGGCAAGTTTAGAATTGTCAAGCACATGAGTATTAAATACTTTACCTATTGCTTGTTCTTCTATTACCTCCGGTGAATTTGCAGATATATAAGCCCCATCTTTTTTCGGATGATTGATAACAACAGGCATCCCATTCCAAGAATCTGGATAACGTCCTAAGTCCTCAATCAAGTGTAAAAGAGGACCCCGACTTCCACTTCTTACACCTTCTACCATCAGAATAACAGGTACTACCAAATGATCCTTACCATGTAATTTTTTACGTTCAACTACATAAGTACCTCCCTGTTGCTTACGATACATGGCAGGATAGGATTCATTGGCTACAACACCATTTGCCTGCCTAATGGCAGACGCGGCACATTCTGATTCACTACCACCCTTCTCCATACAGGATTTTAGAGCGGAATTGGCTACGGCAACCCACCTTGCTTTTTGGGAATCACCTAACCCTTTATTGTGTTTTTCAACATCTGCTACTGTCCAAGGCATTTTATTTTCCTCCTTCTTTATTTATAATATTGAACAATATCTTCAATATATGGTAACGCTATGCATCTGCAATTAGGATGATTTGGAATTAATGGTTCTATTTCGTCAAGTGTAAATACCTTACCTTCCATTGAAGCACAAGTAGGACAAACATGATCATCTCCAGCAGTCTGCCATTCTGCTTTGACAAATACCCCTGCTACTCCCCAATTACGATATTCTTGTATCGCCGCTAAATGGAAAGCACGAATTGTCTCAGTACGAGCCAACATAACTGCACGTCGTTCAGCAGGTATGAAACGTCCCAATTTATCTGTAATACCTAAAGTACCTGCATCTGATCCGTCAATCACAGATATCATCTTTCTTGCCATCAAGGCCGCACTGTCCCCCTCAATCATACCCTGTGAAAGAACTTGACTAATAAGGGAATCCATTGCTGTTGTTATTCCAATCAACTCTGAATATGCCCTTGTATATATTAAACCTATCCTGTCAATATGAAATGGACTACCTAAAGCAACATCCAAAGTATTTGACTCAGGTATTTTTATCCCTGCCCTTTGCAACTCCCAACGGGCTCGCATTATGCCCCGTTTATAGGAATCTAATATATATAGGTTTATCCAAGCGTCATTTACGGCGTGTCCTATTTGTTCTATTTGTACGGTAGTAAGTATGCCCCGCTCCTCTTGCCTTTTTAACCACCGTAAAAATGCCTCTGCTTTTGCAGGATCTCTTAGGAAATTAAAGGCACCCGCTCCAGGGGTTGTTAACTGTAATGCAGTCACTTTATTTCTAAATCCAAAGCAATCCTGCACCACAACAGCTTGTATAATGACTTTCTTCAGTTCTTTAAATCTACGCCTTACATCATTAGAAAAAGCATTACGCAACGATGTAGTATGCGTTGGATCGTAGTTGAGACGAAGGACTTCTGAGTATGTTCCTATTTCACTCATTTGGTACGTATCATTGGTTTTTTAGCCATTTGTTTACCAGGTGCTGGTTTTCCACCTCCACCGAATGCTGGAGCAAGGGGAGTAGGAGGAGCAACCGTATCCTCAATATGTTCTTTTAAATCATCTTCTGAAATTGATTCATCCCTTTGTTTATTAATAAGTGTAATCTGCTCCTTAGTAAATCCAAGGAAGTGTTCAGTAAATGCCTTAGGAGGAACAATTTCCATTGCCAGCGGGTTCGTTGAATATTCCCTTAAAGCATTAGCCCTACCCTTACCAATCTCAACTCTTGCCTTCTCACTTAATGAATATAAATCATTCCATTTAACATCATATTCCTCTTCTTCTGGAGTGGGTAAAATTTGTAATGCAACAAGTCTATCAACAAAGGGACGAACAATACGGGGTTCAGCGTGATCCTCTCTGCGACCTTGTACATAATCTTTCCACTCTGAACTATCCTGGGCACTTGATAACTCACCACGTTCACTTCCTGTTAAAATCCTCTTCGGAATGCCAGTTACCGCTGATATCATCTGTATTTGTATATCAACGTGATTGGCAGGATCTGCTATCTGTTGAGCCAAAGAACTGAGTTCCATACCCTCTGCTACAAGGAACCTACGTAGGTTATGTTCATACTCGTTTAACTGATCCATTAATTGATTCTTCGTATCCTCTGACATAGAAAAGTCTGGATCAAGTTTACCTGAGTAACCTGGACGAGCTCCTCGCCAAAACATTTCAGCATCCCCACCAATTAACTTCTCCAAGTCATATAAACGATTAAAGACAACTTCCAAACGGGGAGTACCATATGTC